TGGTGTAAAGTAGGAGATTGGGTTTTGTTTGGTCGTTACGCAGGTGCACGCATATCTGTACAAAATGTCAAAATGGTGATAGTAAATGACGATGAGATCATTGCTTCACTTGAAAGTTCTGAAGTAGTATCTCAACAAATATAAACATACGTTATTGAGTTAAAAATAACGCCAACATAGGAGATAACTATGCCTAACGAAGAAACAAAGAAAGAGATTGAGGTGAAATTAGATGAACCTGTTTCTGAAAAAGAAATAGAGGTTCCTCAAAATCCACTTGAAGCTCTTACTGAGCAAGTAGAGAAAGATGAAGTAAAAGAGGAAGTAAAAGAACAACCTCAAGTTACTAAAAATGTCCCGCCTTATTCAGATGATTTACCTTATTCTGAAAAAGTTCGTAAGCGAATTCAAAAAGAAGTTGCAAAAAGAGCTGAGGCTGAACAAAGAATAGCTGAATTAGAAGATAGACTATCTTCAATGGAAAGAAAAACTATTGACATTGCTAGTAAGTCATTAACTAATCAATATTCTTCTATTTCTCAAAAGCTAAAACAAGCTATTGAAGAAGGTAATACTGAAGAACAAATAAAATTGTATGAAAGTATGGCTGATATTCGTAGTCAAATGAATAAGACGCAAGAATATGCTTCTGAATTACCTAAAAAATCTGAAACTAAAAAAACAGTACCACCTTTAGCAGCGGATTGGGTAAAAGAAAATAGTCAATGGTTCAATAAACCTGGTTATCGTAAAGAGACAGCTATGGCTTATGGAATTGATGCTGAACTAACAGAAGAAGGTTGGGATGCAAGTGATCCAGAATATTATGATGAGATGAATAAGAGGTTAAAAGCTTCTAATTTACCTTATTTTAATAAATCTGAAGATAGTGCTTCTCAAAATGACAAAAATGTGGTACAAAAAGCTAACAGAGTGCAATCTCCTGTTGCTGGAGTTTCTCGTAAAAAAGGAATTGACAGTAATCGAGTTAAGCTTACTTCTGAAGATTTAGATACTGCAAGAAAATTCGGTATCGATATTAATGATGAAGCGGCACTGAAACGTTTTGCTAAAGAAGTAAAAAGCTTTAGTGATACAGGACAACTATAGGAGCCTGACATGAAGAATAATAAAATAAAAAATGAAACTAGAGTTGAGAAATCAACTGTAGCTTCAAAGTGGCGCCCAACTAACTTATTGGAGGCACCTGAACCAAGACCTGGTTTCAAACAGAGATGGATTGCAACGATGGTTTTAGGACAGGAAACACCGACAAATGTCGCTAAACGTATGCGAGAAGGTTGGCAACCTAGGGACATTAAAACAGTCCCTGATGCTAATAAGTATGCTACGATTGAACATGGCAAATTTGCTGGTTATATAGGTATGGAAGGAATGGTACTCTGTGAAATGCCAGAAGAAATGGTAAATGAACGTAATGAATATTACGCAAGAATGACTGAAAATCTAATGAGATCAGTCGAGATGGACATTCACAAAGTAGAACGACCTGGAAATCCTATAAGCCGTTCTTATAAGACCGAAGTTACGAGGGGCGGTTTTAAAGAGTAATAATTTATAACAAGGAGTTATAAAATGGCTAATACAGATGCTCCTAATGGGTTTACACCCCTTAGGCATTTAACTGGCGGTGTTATAAGACCTCAGGCCTATCCTATAGCTAATGGATTTTCTACTTCACTATTTTCTGGTGATTTAGTAACATTACTATCTAATGGAACTGTAGGTATTGGAACAAATACATCGAACGCACTAGGTGTGTTTTATGGTGTTCAATACATCGATAACAGTACTGGAGATGTAAAATTCTCCAAAGTTTGGACAGCAAGTACAACAGTTAAAGCTAATACAGCTGCGACTGCTTATGTATATGATGATCCAAACATTACATATGAGGTCCAGGGTTCTGGTACATTTGCAAATGCTAACGTAGGCGAAACTTGCAATGTATTATTTACTGCTGGTGAAACAACTTTTGGTGGATCTCAACAAGAAGCTAATCTTTCTTCTTTAGGCACAACTGCTCAAGTTTTAAGAATATTACGACTTGTAGATGAACCAAATAACGATGTTGGAGCGGATGCTAAACTAGAAGTGGTTATTAATAATCACCTATACGGCACACGTTCTAGCGGTATTTAATTAAAGGAGATTAACATATGGCACTAAATAGGGCGCTGTTTACCAAGCAGCTTAATCTTGGTTTAAATACCGTGTTTGCTATGGAGTATGATAGATACCCAGAACAATGGAGAGATATTTACTCTATTGAGCAATCATTAAAAGCTTTTGAAGAAGATGTACAAATGATCGGCTTCGGAGCTGCACCAACTAAAGCTGAAGGTGCTGCAATATCTTACGATAGTGGAAAAGAGGGTTACACTGCAAGATATGTACATGAAACTATTGCTTTAGCATTCTCAATCACTGAGGAAGCTGAAGAAGATGGTCTGTACGGATCTTTAGGTGCTAAGTATGCTCGTGCACTAGCAAGATCAATGCAACATACTAAAGAAATTAAAGGTGCAAACATCCTTAATAATGCAACTACTTCTTCAGTAGGTGGCGATGGCAAGACTTTACTTGCTACAGATCACCCACTAGGCGGTGGTGGAACAGCTTCTAATAAATTATCGACAGCTGCGGATTTATCAGAAACTTCTCTTGAAAGTTTATTGATTCAAATCTCAACTGCGGTTGATGACAGAAGCATTCCAATAGCATTAACTGGACAAAAACTAATCGTTCCACCTCAATTGGTGTTCGTTGCTGAACGTATTCTTAAATCTAATTTAAGACCTGCGACTGCTGACAATGACATCAATGCAATGAAGAATATGGGTATGATTCCAGGCGGAGTTGCTGTTAACCAGCGATTAACTGATCCTGATGCATATTTCATTATGACTGATTGCCCAGATGGAATGAAACACTTTGTAAGAGCACCAATCAAAAAAGCTGTTGAAGGCGATTTTGAAACTGGTAACTTGAGATACAAAGTTAGAGAAAGATACTCTTTTGGTTTTACAGACTGGAGAGCTATCTACGGTTCAGAAGGAGCTGCTTAATAACTAATCTATACTAGGCGTAGCAATACGCCTAGTATTTAACTCAAACGACTGCGAAAGCAGACTATACTGGAGGTATAGACTATGGGTACAACTACATTTTCGGGACCGATTAAAGCGGGAACGATTAAAGAAACTACTGGTACAACGATTGGAGAAAATGTACAAAATACAGGTTTTGTACAAATGATTCAATCTAAATCAGTTACATTGTCAGGTGCTACTGCAAATACACAAGTAGGAGTAATTCCTGCTAATTCACAAATCGTGAATGTATTTTTAGATGTAATTGTTGTTGCTAATGATACGAATGCTGCTACAGTTTCAGTAGGAACTGATGCAAATGCTACTGCATATATTGCTTCATCTAATGCAAAAGTTACAGGAAGAACTTCAGCAGTAAATGCTGCTATCGTTGCTTCTTTTAGTGATGTTGGAACAAGTGATAGTAATGTTGTTGCTGTATTTACTGGTACAGATGGTGACGGTACAACTGGCGAAGCCATTGTAACTGTTCAATATGTACAAAATAATAACGTAACATAATTTATAGAGGGCCTTCGGGCCCTCATTAAAAATATGGCTTTTGATTTTAATTTAGACTTTCTAAAAGAAGCAGGTGATGCTTTAAAAAATTTTGGAAAATCTACTGATGAAAAAATTGAAGATTATAAGAAAGTAAAAGAAGAATATGAGAAAGGATTATCTGATGAAGAAAAAATTTTAGCTGAAAGAGAAGATTCATTAATTACTAAACCTGTTGATACTGAAGAAGAAATTAAAAAACAAGCTAAAGAAGAAGAAGATGATTTAGATAAAAGATTAAAAGATATTTCAAAAGTAATAGATAAGTTTAGTAGTGATACTGGAGGAGGTATAAAAAAATTAGGAGAAGGAAGACTAGATATATCTTCTGATCCATTAAATTCTAAACCAATAGATTTTACTAATACCATAGGTAAATCGTATTTATCAAGTGTTATTGAAAAACCTAGTAGCGAAAAAGACAGAATTACGTTACTATATGAACAATTAAGAAAATTTAACTTAGTATAAGGAGATAAAATGTCAGGTTCAGATGTAAAAGCAAATAGCACTTCAACTACAGGATCAAATGTTGATTTATTTGGCGGACCTACTAGATTAAAGGCTTTTATTGCAACTCCAACTGCTAATGCTGGAACAGTTACATTTGCTGATAATAATGTAACTATATTTAGTATTACTACAGCAGCAAGTGTTGCATCGGGTCCTATATCTATTAGTTTACCAGATGAAGGTGTAAAATTTGAAACTAAACTACAAGCTAATTTAGCTAACGTTGCAGCATTAACTGTATTTTTTGCGTAGGTCTTTATGGCACTATCAGGTACAGCAACATTTAATTTAAATGTAACTGAAGTTATTCAGGAAGCATATGATCGTATTGGAGGTGATCCAATATTAGGTTATGATGTGCGTACCGCAAGAAGAAGTTTAAATATAATGTTTAGTGATTGGGCCAATCGTGGTTATAATCAATGGACTGTAGAATTAGAAACTTTATCATTAGTACAGGGAACTAATCAATATAATTTACCATCTGATACTGTTGATATTGTTGAAGCAAGTATTCGTAGAAATGAAGGCGGAACTGATACTGATTATTTTATGACACGTTTAGCTTTAGGAGATTACGAAGCTATCGGTGTTAAATCAACTCAATCTTTACCTACTCAATATTTTTTACAAAGATTATCTACACCTGTTTTATTTTTATATCCAACACCTATTAACTCAACTGATATTATGAGATATTGGAGAATTAGAAGAATAGAAGATGTAACTGCAAGTACTGTTGCTGGAGTAGATCAAAATGTAGATGTGCCATCACGTTGGATAGAGGCAATGTGTTCAGGTCTAGCTTATTTTTTAAGTAAAAAAAGACCATCAATTGATGGAACTACACGAGCTGAATTAAAATTAGATTATGAAGAAGCATTTTCAAGAGCACAAGCTGCTGACTCTACGCCTACTACACGAATAGTACCAGGTTATGGGAGAGCTTATTAATGAAAGCAAACTCAAATAGAGAACGAGGAAAAAAACCACATAGAGCACCTTATACTAAATTTGCAAGTGGAAAATACGGAAGAAGTATATCAGATAGAAGTGGATTAGAATTTCCTCATAATGAAATGTTATTTGAATGGAATGGTCTATTTGTACATGATTCTGAATACGAACCAAAACATCCACAACTTGATTTAACTTATTTTACTGATGCTGAAACTTTAGAAAATGCACGTTTAAATGTCCCAAATTCACTCATAGGTGGTGTTCCAGATCAAATACAAATTACATATCCTAATACATCAGGAGCTGTATTAGCGGTAGGAGTAGCACAAGCTACAACAAATTTGTTAACAACATCTCTAGGAAGTGTTATTGTTAACACTCCATGAGCGATGAATTTAAAAAGAAAAAATACGGAGTAGTAGTTGCAACTCCTTGTTATGGCGGAATGTTAAATGAAGGTTATCTTCATGGAATTCTTCAAACTCAATCAGTAGCAGTTAAAAACGATTTTCACATGGTATTAAATACTATGGGAAATGAAAGTTTAGTAACACGAGCTAGAAATACTTTAGTTGCACAATTTTTAGATTTATGTGAATCTGATCCACATGATAGATTTACACATTTAATGTTTATAGATGCAGATATAGGTTTTGAAGGTAAAAATATATGGAGATTACTAGATTCAGGCCACGATATAGCTTGTGGTATTTATGCTAGAAAATCTGTAGACTGGAATCATGTTACAGAACTTGCTAAAAAAGGAGATTTTGAAAATATGGAGCAAAAAGCTTTAGGATATAATTTAAATTTTACGAATCCTAAAAATATACAAATGAAAAATGGATTTGTTGAAGTATTAGATGCTGCAACTGGCTTTATGTGTATTAAAAAAGAAGTTTTTTATAAAATGATAAAAGCTTATCCTAATCTTAAATATACAAGTGATCAAATCATTAATACTGATAGATTTACTTCTAAAAATACTTATGCATTTTTTGACTGTATTATTGACGAAAAAAGTAATAGATATCTAAGTGAAGACTATGCTTTTTGTAGAATGTGGCAAAAGATTGGTGGTAAAATATACGCTGATTTATTAAGTCCTCTTACTCATTGGGGAACTTATGCATTTAAAGGATATGTATGGTCTAAATTTGGTGTAATGCCAGGAGAAGAAAAAAATGCCAATGACATACTCAAGTCTAAAGAGTGATATACAACTCTGGGCTGAAAATAATGGAACTGATTTTATAGCTCAATTAGACACATTTATAAATAATACAGAATTTAGATTATCAAGAGATATTGATCCAGTAGGATTTAATTTAAACGTTACTTCATCCGTTTATTCTGGAGATAGATTTGTAACTTTACCATCTGCAATAGAACCTATGCTTATTAATTATGCAAGTATAATAGTAAGTGGAAATGTTACTTTTTTAGAAATTAAACCTTTAGAATTTGTACAAGAATATTGGCCTAATACAAGTATTACTGGTCAACCTAAATATTTTGCTAATTTTGATGATAATACGTTATATTTAGCTCCTACACCTAATCAAGCTTATACTATGCAATTAGGATATCAAGGTAGAATTAATCCATTATCTAATACGAATACGACTAATTACTATACTACTAATACTCCAGATGCTCTTTTATATGGTAGTTTATCTGAAGCAAATATCTTTACAAAGAACATGGAAGACTATAATATCTACAACAAAAAATATGTTGAGAGTGTGACTGCTATTAATAATGAAGCTCGTAGAAGAAGAAGAACGGACTTTAAATTTCCTGGTAGCCCACTTGGAGAAAACACTTTAACTGGAGGACAATAAAAAATGCCGATTACACAAGCTATCACGGTTACATTTAAGGAAGACTTAATGAAACCCGGATCTAATTTAGCAGCAGCTACACTAAAGTGTGCATTATATTCAAATTCTGCTACATTAGATCAAAACACTACAGCGTACACTACAAGTAATGAAATTTCAAATTCTGGAACTAATTACACAACTGGTGGAGCTACACTAACTAACGTTGCAATTACTACCGATGGAACTACAGCAATATTTGATGCTGATAATGTTACATTTGCTAATGCAACTATTTCTGCACAAGCTGCTTTAATTTATAATAATACTTTAAGTAATGCTGCAATTGCAGTTTTAGATTTTGGTGGTGTTAAGACATCTACAAACGGAACTTTCGAATTACAGTTTCCTAACGCTGATGCTACTAACGGATTAATTCGTATAGCATAGGAAGGTAAATTCCTATGCCAACAGCACAAGTAGGTTGGAGTAGAGGCACTTGGAATAGTGGAGAATGGAATACAGATCCAGATGCTCTTGCTAATGTTACTGGTCAATCTTTAGAATCACAAATAGATTTTGGTGGTTACTGGAACGCAGATGAATGGTCAAGTGGCGCCTGGAACATAGGTCATGGTGCAGTTCTTACAGGTGATGGAAATGTTTTTGCAATTTCAACTTTAACAGCATTAAATTCAAATATTAGTAATGTAACTATAGCAGCAGGTGCTAATATAGTTATAACTGGTCAATTAATTAATACAGCAGTAAATAATATTACTGTATTAAATGAAGCAAATGTAATTATAACTGGTCAATCTTTAACTTCTTCATTAGGTTCAATTTCAATACAAGCTGGTGGATCTATTACAATTCAAACTGGTGCTGAAATAGCTTTAGATGTATCTTTAGGAAATGTTGTAACAGGAACTGCTAATTTAGTTGATATAACAGGTTTTGGATTAAATGCAAATTTAGGAAATATAACTTTAGTATTAAATAATATTATTCCTATTACAGGAAGTCAAGCTAATGTAACAGCTAATACAATAGCTATAAGAGCTGATCAAATTCTTTCTTTAACTGGTAATGGAGTAACTACTTTCTTAGGAAATGTAATAGCTAATTCTAATAACTTTTTAACTATAACTGGTCAAACTATCACTCCAACCGTTGCTACACTTAAATTTTGGGATAATATAGATACTAGTACAAATACAGAAACATGGACAAATATTCACTAGACAATAACATACAAAGTAATATTATTTACAAATATAAAAATTAAGAGTATATATACGCATGGCTTCAACGTTTACATCAAGATTAAAAATAGAAAGACAAGCTTCTGGTGAAAACTCAGGAAACTGGGGTAATCTAGTTAATTATGTATTTAATAGACTTGATTCTTCAATTAGAGGTTACCAAGCGGTATCAGTTGCAGGTAACGCTAACGTTACATTAACTTCTAATAATTCTACAACTAACACTGATGATTCTACTACAGATGATCAAGTACATAATGCTATATTAGAATTTACAGGCGCATTAACTGGAAATATTCAAGTATTTACAGATGCTGTAGAAAGTCAATATACGTTATTTAATAATACATCAGGTTCTTTTACACTTACATTTAGTAATACAGGTCATGCTGCAAATGGAGTTGCAGTTACTCAAGGAACTAAATCTTTAATATATTCAGATGGATCTCGAATGTACGATGTAATGGCAGATTTAGGTAGAATTAATGTTGCTGGAATAGCTAATAATGCATCATCAACATACTTTACTTTACCTTCATCTGATGGTACTAATGGACAAGCTTTGTTAACAAATGGTAGTGGACAATTATCTTTTGGAACAGCTGGAATTACAACTGGTAAAGCTATTGCTATGGCGATAGTTTTTGGATAATAGGAGAAAAGAAAAATGGCAAACCCAAATATAGTAAATGTAACTTCGATATTAGGAAAAACAGATACATTTGAATTCACTACAGCTAATGCTAACTTAGTTACAGCAACAGCAAATACAGTTTTTAAAATTAACTCAATTCTTATCACAAACATAGACGGAACTAATGCTGCAGATGTAGATGTCTACTACTATGATGGAACTAATACTAGAGCTATCGCAAGCACTATATCTGTTCCTGCAGATGCTGCACTTAATCTGATTGATAAAAATTCTTCTTTTTATTTAGAAGAAAATGAAGTTATCTCAGGAAAAGCAAGTGCAAACTCTGATCTAAACTGTCTGATTAGCTACGAAATCATAAGTTAACAGGAGGTCCAAGCTATGTCTAATGGCGGAATTATCGGACCGGTTAATGATCCAACGATATCAAATTTAACACAGACCTTTACTGCGTCAGGAACTTTTAATATGCCAAACTCTGGACCTTCTCCAGGGCAAGTAGATTATTTGGTTGTAGCAGGAGGAGGAGGTGGATCTGGAAGTAGCGGTTCAGCAAATGGAGGTGGAGGTGCTGGAGGTTACAGAACATCATTTCCTGGAGGAACAAAATTAACAATTACAAAAGGATCATCTACTCCAGTTACAGTTGGAGCAGGTGGTGCAGGTGGAACAACTCCATCTGGAGTAGGTGCTGATGGAAGTCCTTCAATATTTTCAACAATTACATCAACAGGTGGTGGTAAAGGTGGATTTTTTAGTGCAGGGAGTCCAGGTGGATCAGGAGGAGGAGGAGGTGGAGGATATACAAATCCAACTACTGCAGTTCCTGGTGGAACAGGTAATTCACCACCAACAAGTCCATCACAAGGAAATCCAGGAGGAACAGCTTTTGGTGCAGGTAGCCAAAGTCAAAGAGCAGGAGCAGGTGGAGGAGGAGCAGGAGCTGCAGGAACAAATGGACCTAATCCAGGAGATGGTCCTGGTGTAGGAGCTACAGGAGGAGTAGGATCTCCAAATATAATTTTTGATAGTCCAACAGTTGGTACACCGGGTCCTGCACCAGGAAGATATTATGCTGGAGGAGGAGCTGGAGCATCAGGTGTTCCAGGCGGATCACCTGTCGCAGGTGGAGCAGGGGGAGGAGGATCAGGAGGAACTGGAACACCAACAGGAAATGCTGGAACTTCAGGTACAACTAATACAGGTGGAGGTGGTGGAGCATCAATAGTATGTGGTGGTGGAGCAGCAGGAGGGTCAGGTATTGTTATTGTATTAGCACCTAACGCAAAAGTAACAGCATCAGGAGTTTGGTCACTACAATGTGCATATAACTTTAGAAAAGCTGGAACTTGGAACTAAATATGACCTTTCATTTTAATAAAAATTGTATTATAATAACATAGGAGTTAAATAAATATGGCACATTTTGCGGAAATTGACAGTAATGATATGGTTTTGCGAGTTGTTGTAATCGACAACAATGATGTAAATGCAAATGGAGGAGATGAATCTTTAACAGCTGCTAAAGCGGTTGAAAAGATTGTACCTTTTTCAAGTGGTGTAAAATGGGTTCAA